TTAGCGGGCGATGGCGCGCACATACGCCTGGCAGGCGCGCAAGGCAATCAGGGCGTTATCACCGTCGTCGGTGATGCCGATAATTCGCTGAGCATGCGCCGGGTCAAGTCGGGCTCGCGCGGTTGCATGAACCACGCCGCCGGTGGTGGCGGTGGCTGGCACTGGACAGCCACTGGAGGCGTCGAGAAGGACTGACAACCGCACATCAGCAGTGGCCAGGCGATCACGCAGAGCTGCCTGATGACGTTGGGCATCGCTCAATTCCCGGGCATGTTGTTGATCACTGGCACTGAGCTGTTGCTCCAGGGCCAGCCGTTTGTCCTGTTCAGCCTGTTGTTGCTGCAAGATTGCCTGCGCCTGCAGTGCCGACAAGCGTTCAATCTGCCCCCCGTACCGCCATGCCTGCACCTGCCAGACAACAGCCACTAGCAGGCAGACACCGATCAGGCGGCACACGCCTAAGACACGCATAACACCGCCTTCGCGCGTGCCCACAGGCGCAAACGGTCCTCCAGCCCATTGAGCCCACCGTTGATACGCCGTGTGATGGTGGTGAACTGGTCGTGATCCGCCAACTCGTTCAGGCCGTTGCTCTGCCAGAACCAGGCGGCCGATTCGACCGCCCATTGCGGCTGCTCCAGTAATGTCGGTTCCCGCAACAGACGATCGTCGCCGAACAGTGCCTGGCTACAGGCCAGGTAGTTGCGACGGCCAGTGATCTGGATCAGCCCCCGCCCCCGGTACTGTTGGCCGTCACCATCCGCTTCGGGCGTGTTGCCCAGGCGCACAGCCAATGCACCGGTATCGTACTTGCTCAAATACGCGTCACTGCCCAGTTCGCGCACGTAGTGCAATTCGCCGGACTCGTGGCCGATCTGGGCGAGAAAGGCGGCAGCGCGCTGCACGCTGTTGATCTGGTACCGGATAAAGGCGGCATTGAAAGCCGCTAAAAAAATGCCCGCTACACGGCGGGCTCCAGGCATGATTTGGATCAATTGGGGCTGAGTTATCACCACCACGTTCACCTTCAAAGGTCCTTATGTAGATAAACCACCGGCCGTGATCGTGCTGCGATAGCCCTTTACCGGGTCCCCCACATTGATCACCTTGGTTATCGACCACTGGCCTTGCATATACGCCGGCCAGGTTTCATCCAGGCGCAGCAGCCCTTCGGCAGCCACCAACGGGTTACCAGGGCAATCAATCACCATCTCCAGCCCCTCTCGCCCGACGCGACGCAGTTCACCTTCAGCGACGGCACGCGCTTCCTCTTCGTTCTGGCAACGCTGGCGCAGGGTCTTGAAAGGCGCGACCCCGACCTCGACCACGTGCTGTTTGCCACCGGCAACATCCCACCAGGTGACACGGCTGCCCATGTATTTGGAGCGGGTTTTATCGTTGAGCGTGGCGGTTATGAAGGCCTGGTCACCGGGACGGTTATCCTGGGTCACGGACAACTTCACCTCCGGCAATTGTTTAAGGGACACCGATTTGACTTGCCCCGCTTCGGCCAGCACATACAGCTCGTTGAACGGCTTCGTCACCGCGTGGTAGCGCCTGGCCAGTCGCGTGATAAACGCCATGTCGCTTTCATTGGATTGGTCGATATGAGCAATCGCAATCCCCTCCAGCGACGGCGCCACACGCGGCGAAAAACCATGCCGGCCGACCAATTGCCGAAACAGTGCCCCCAGGGTCGTTGGCCCGTAACTGGCGGAGCGCCGCTGACGGTAGCCGCGCGGGTCGCCCACGCTGAAAGGTGCGGCCGTCGCGACGATCATCAGCCGCATGGGAAACAGGACGGGGGTGCGTTGGGTAATCAAGAACTCGCCCTTCTCTACCAGTCCCGACTCTGAGTAACCGACGCGCATGCCGATCTTGCCGCTCAAGCTCGGCAGACCTTCAAGGTCTTCGATATTGAGCGTCAGCTCCAGCCGGTCAGACTCGATACCCGCCGCGTCGGTGTGACTCCAGCTCATGATCCGTTGATTAAGCAATGCCGCATTGGCGCCGTAAAACTCCACGATCGGCGTAAATCCCTGAGCCATAAAACCTCCTCAATCCCACGCCAGGACAGGCCGCAACGCAGCCGGCCGTGATTGCATCTCCGGCACGATTACCCACACGCCTGCCGGTAGCACCGGGCCGTACTCGGCAAGATCCGGGTTCAAGCGCCACAGGGTTTCTTCAGCCACATCGTCGCAACGCCCCAACTCACGATAGAGCAGCAGATTGACCGAATCACCGGCGATACTTCGCACTCTACGCATTGACGAATTCCCCCAGTTCAAGGGTCCAAGTCATGACCATGGCGGTGCCGTCATCAATCACATTGCTCTGGTTTTCCAGCACCGAATTGATACGCCACAGGCCCCAGTTGCGGCCGATCCCATCCACCAGCGGCAAAGGCACCCGCTTGTTTTGCAGCGCGCGCAGTTCATCCAGTCGCTGCATGCCTATGCCGTACATGGCGGTGCCGGTAAACGTGAGTTTTTCCAGCTTCTGTCCGCTTTGCCGCGACTGCGGCTTGCTGGCGATTATCGCCAGGTCGCTCCAGCCGCCGTCGCTGTCACGGGCCAACGTGGAATAGGCAAACCCTCGGGAAAGGCCAAAGATAAAGTCGCCCAGTACCATTTGCTGTCGCATTAATCACCTCCTGGGTCGGTCAGTGCCGCGTTGCGCCGGATCCCCAGCGAGTCGGTGAGCATTGGCACGCATTGAAATTGCAGGGCCTGGATCACCTGATTGACCACCTGCTGGGCGTCTGCCGGGTTGACACCGGTGATCTGGATACTCGGGGCAATCGAAACTTGAACGTTGTCGGCGCGAGCGCTGTTGAGCTCTTTGCTGACCGCGTTCGGCGGCGGCAGGCGGTCACTCGAACCGAACAGTTTTTCACCCAGCCAGGCGCCTGCCTCACTGCCCAATAAGCCACCCAGGGCCCCGCCCACCACAGTGCCTGCGCCGGGGAAGACCAGAGTGCCAATTGCCGCGCCGGCAGAAGCGCCCGCCCAGGCACCGCCGGCCGTACTCAGGCCGGTGCCGATGGCTTTGGCGTCGCCGTTGCGTACGCCCTGAATCCAGGGTGGCTTCGGCGGTTCTCAATGGCGCCAGCCGTCGAATGCCGGTGGATCCAAGCGTGGCAAAGGCATCGTTCAGGGCACCCGAAGATAGGTTTAGCCGCGATAACGTTGGTGCTGCAACGCTTGCCCCGGCAAAGGATTGAAAGCTTTGCGTGGTCGCACCCGGTTGAATGCCTGGTGGCGAAGCAACCAAGGCCTGGCGTTTTTTTCCGAACGGGTTCGTTAGGCCTGAACCACGCCAACCCCGATTTTTGAAACCTTTGGCGCTCTTAATGAGTAGGTCGAAGGCCAAATCAATCGTTTTTTCAGCTGCTTTGCTTTTCAACGCATCCCACAACTCGCCTCCAACCGCCTTGGCCGTGCTCGCAAGATCACCATCAGCGGGCTTCTTGGGCTCATCTTTCAATGCGCTCGTGGCAACATCAGCCGCTTTGGGCACCAGAGAGTCGCCATTGATGGACAAGGTGCTGTTAAGCGTCTTCAGCGTCTCGCGCAGTCGCACTTGCTCCTGGGTCAAGGCGTTGATGTCCACACTGAGGGTGACCAACGCGGAGCGCAGTTCGAACGGCAGCTGCGAGGCCGCCTCCAGGCTTACAGGTGCCGCAGCACTTGTGGAAAACGGCGCCAGCACATTGCCTAGATCCGCCTCGCCGATCATCCAGCGGAAGTCCTCTTGGGCGAGCCTGATCCCATACTTAGTGTCTTGCATCCCGCTCTACTCCTGTTTAACGCCAAGGCGAGTCATCGCGATGTCGTAGCGGCGCAATGCTTTTGCGGCATCCCAATCCAGGATCTCCGCTTCATTTACCGAGTAAACCAGCGGCACCACATCGAGGATCACTTCGATGTCGCGTTGCGAAAGAAGGCCGCCGGTTGATTTAAAAAATGGTCGATGCGCTCCTGCAATTCGGTCCAGTCGGGCACGGTCAGGCCGGCGAGATCGGGGATCATCAAGCCGCTGCAATGCGCGGTGATGAATTCGGCGCGCTCCTTGTTGGTGGCGAGTTTCTTCATCACCTTGGTGGCGCGCAGGGCGGGCATTTCCAGGACCAGTTCAGTCAGGGTGCGGCCGGCTGCGTCGAGGGGCAGCAACAGCTGGACGGGCTGGTCGTGGGTCGATTCCGTTTGTTCGCCAAGGAAGAATGACGCCGGACGAGTCGACATCTCGTGTACGTATTGGGCGATGGTCACGTAGTCCGGTCGCTTGAGTTGGTCGAGCTCTTTTTCCGACAGGCCGGTGGCGAGTTTCGCCAGTTCGAAGAACTGGTCATCCTCGTCATCACCGGCCCGGGCCAGCGCGTCTTTTTGCGCGGCGTAGTACAGCGGTTTGAGTTGAACCTGCTGGATCGTCGCGCCGGTATCGGCGGTGATCGGGGACAGCAGGACATGCAGCGGTGGCATCCAGGCCATGGGGCAACTCCTTGTTTAAGCGATGTTGAAAGCAGCGCAAATCTAAAGCTGAGCGCGGTCAATGTGGGAGCTGGCTTGTCTGCGATGGCAACAGCTCGGTGCGCCAGGCACACCGAGCCGCCTGCATCGCGGGCAAGCCCGGCGCCCACATTGGCTGTGTCCACTTCAGGTCACGGTAGCCCTTACGGCATCAATACAGCGCGGCGCGCGTCGCCGAGGATGTCGACGCCGTTGAGCACGAACTTCTGGGTGCGCACGTCGATGTCGATCACCGAAATACCGTTTTCCAAGCGGTTGTAAGTGCGGCAGGACAGCTCCAGGGTGGTGGTGGCCTTTTCGCCCATTTTCAGCTTGGCCTCGGTCAGGGATTTCAGCTTGCCGCCGACTGTGTGGTAAGTGAAATAGGTCTTGCCGTCCTGGTCCTGGCCGGCTTCGCGCACGTTCAGTAGGATGTCATCACCCAGGCGCACGCCCAGCGCCAACATGACTTCCGGGCCGGCGCCTTGCAGCACCAGGGTTGCGCCGAGCACTTTGCCGCTCTTGGCCATTTCTTCGGCGATGAAGCGCCCGCCGGACATGGGCTCCATTTCGAACTCGATCTTCGGCGGGGTGAACTCCTCCACCGTCGCGGACAACGGCAGGCCTTGAAGGGTGGCCGCAATGGCCTGTCTGACTCGATTGGTAAACATTAGAGAACGTCCTCCAGGAACTGCTCGATGATTTCATCGCGGGCATTGAGTTGATAAATCATGTGTTCGTTCGGCGCGTAGCGGCCGTAGTCGATGACGATGTACCAGGTGCCGTTTTTGTACTTCTCGACACTGTTCAATTCCGGGTGCAGGTACACGCTGCCACCGGGGATGGTTTCGTCGGCGACCAGGGTTTGCAGCCAGTCGTTGATGCGCTTGACCTCCTGGTCCATGAAGGACTTGGTGAGGTTCTTGGCCATGGCTTTCTGGCCGGCCTTGACCAGCTTGCGGCTGATCGCGTCTTCAAGGCCCACGTAGCTGATGAACTTGCCGGTGATCGAGCGGTTGCCCAGCAGCGAGAAGCCGCCAAGGATGGTGCGCGCGTAGTAGCTCACGCCGTAGCGGTTGAGCAGGTCGCCCTCGGTGGAGGTGTCGAGGATGTTGTACTCGACCACGCGGGAAACGTCCTCGGCGAACGTCACCTGATTGCCCGGGCTTTCCCACTGCTTGACCTTCGCCAACGCGGCAATAGCCAGGGACGAGGGGGCGAGAAACACGTTTTTCTTCGCCGCCTTGGAGTACACCGACGGCATGTTGTGCACCAGCAGGCAACGGTCGAAACCGAGGTCGGCGCCGCCCAGTTCGCCGCTGTAGGTCACCTGGTCAGCCACTGCTGCGTCCTTGCCATCCAGCACCACGCGGGCCTTGATGCGCTTGCCGAACGCGGCAAACTCGCTGGCCACGGCCTTGGTGCCGGTGAAGCCCGGAGCACCGATGATGGTCAGGTCTTCCGGCACATTCGCCAGTGCCGCCAGGCCCAACTTGCGACCGGTGATCGGCTCGTCACCGCCAATCACGTTGTTGAGGGTGTCGGCCGGTGTCGCGCCCTCCTCCACGATCACCACGTACACCGGTACCTTCACCACTTTGAGGATCTGGTAGACGGCGTGAAACAGCGTGCCCGACTCAGCACCGGTGGGGTCCAGCAGCGCCTGGGTGGTGAAGCTGTTGATGCGCAACGGCGCATTCTTGGGGATCGACGCATGCGCATTCGGCGCAGTGCCGACCAGGCCAATCACGTTGTCGCCAAGGCCACCCATGGCCTCGGGGGATTCAGTGGCATTGACGGTGATGCCGTTGTGCTCGAAGTTCAAAACCTCAGCCATGATTAGTCAGCCTTCTTGGTGGTGGCCTTTTTGGCCGGGATGGTTTGCTGCGCAGCAAGGACGCTGGTGAGTTCAAGGCGGCCGGCGGTGCGCAGGGCGAATGCTTCGACGTCCAGCAGTTCCAGTTGCTGGCCGGCGGTGGACCAATGGCCGGCGCCGGTGGGGAAAGGGATGAGGACGGTGTAGGTTTGGCGGTTTGCCATGTGGGGTAATCTCCAGGCGAAAAAAAACCGCGGAGGGCGGTTTGGGGGGCAGTTGAGGTTTAATCGGTGTGTTCGGCGAGCCAGTCCGGGGGGGCCGGACGCTTTTGCAACGTGGGAAAATCCGCAGACTGCGGCCAGTCACGCAGCAACTGCAGGTAGTTCAGCAACGCCGTGAAAGGCTCTGCTTCCAGCGTCGTTGGGATGCCCAATTCCAGCTGATCGCGATGCCGATCGCGCAGACCGGTCGCGGTCACCAACTGCCGGTCTCGCCACGCACGCTCTTTAGCGGCCATTTGCTCAATGCTCAGCCCTGGTGGATCAATGGCGACCGGGGCACCCAGCTCATCTGCAGCAATGATTTTTCCGGCAGCGTTCTGAGCGCGAAGCTCAGCGTGGCGCGCATGGGTGATTTCCTGGCAGGCCCTATCAGATGGCTGCATGCCGGGCAGATAAAATCCGCCCGTTTCTGCGCAATAAAAAATGCTCATGGTTATTTCCCGATTCCGATGACGAACATATCGCGGTTGTTGGCTACTGCCGTGCCGATGTCTTGCCGGTCCAGGATGACCGTGGTTTTAGTCAGACTTCGATACTGTGCGGAGATACCGTCGTCGACACGGGCAAGTGACGAGTGCACCGCGCCGGAAATGGCATAACACGCATCGGGCCAGGCAAGTGGCCAGGTCAGTGTGGTGAACTGGTCAGCCGCCAGGGATGCGCGGCCGTATTGAATCAGCAGGCCGCCGAGCCACGTTGGAAAAAGGACGTATCCACTGGCTGCGGTGAAGTTCATTGCAAAGCCGAAGCGCATTTTTTTCGGGGTGACGATTGTGGCGTCATCGACCCCAGCGTCGGCTTGGGGTTGGGTGGCTGTCTTTGCCGTGCCTTGATTGGTTTCGGTTGCCTGTGAAGCGAGTACCGAAACGTCGATGGTTCCTTGATTGACCGGTGCGTTCCAGGCCTTGATGCACCACATGACTGCCAGGTTGCGAGGGCGGGTGACGCCGAAATTATTACCCTCGGCAGCCATCGTGCCCCCACTACCCGCAACGCCTCCATATGCGGCACCTGGGTAGTCAGAAGGGTTGGCGATGTCCAACCCGAACGATGTTCGGGCATTCGATTCAGGCGTGATACTTGCGTTATATAGACCGGTAACAGTGACTGTTGTGATCGTCGAATCTACCGTTTGCAGGCTGCCTTTTTGTGCAGTCCCAATATCTCGCCCGGCGTCAATCCCACGCCCATGATCCCAGCCACGCAGGAATTCCCCACGCGATTCAGGCAGCCGAAAGAAGCCTGCTGCTTCGCTACCGGTATTGAACGTGGTGCCAAGATACCTGGCCAGGTCCGGATAGGCGGCGATGCTTTGCACACTGCCGTCCAGTTCCAGATACCCCGGTGGTACAGCTGCTTTGGGGAAAGGAACAATGGAGCCGACTGGAACAGCAGACTTCAGTGCATCGAGTTCACTGACCAGCGCGGCAATGTCGATATTTCCTTGATTAATTGGCGCATTCCAAGCCTTTATGCACCACAAGACCGCAAGGTTGCGCGGGCGCGTCTCTGCTGCCGTTCGTGCAGAACGGGACAGGTCGAAAGTGATATGCCTCAGCGTTGCATTGGATCCTGTGGCCACACTGCCTGTCGCATCACCAGGCTGAAACGGCCCCGATGCATCCTTGATCGCATCCCCCACCGGAACCACTCGGCCGAAATTACCAGTGACATTTTGCACCGCATCGGACTGATAGCTACCAACTACCCGGCCTGCATCAACCCCGCGCCCATGGTCTCCCCCACGCAAAAACTCCCCACGCGACTCCGGCAGCCGGAAATTCCCCGCCCCTTCATCCCCCTTATTGAACGCCGCGCCCAGGAACTTCGCCAAATCGGGATAGGCCGAGGCACTCTTCACGCTGCCATCAATTTCCAGGAATCCCACCGGGACCTTGTCAACCGGAAACGCAACCATGGACCCCACCGGCAGCGCCGAGGACTGAGCAATCATCGCCTCAATCTCAGCCTTGGAATACGTCCCCTGCTTCAGATAATCCATCACCCAAGCCCGAGTCGCCTTCACCACCGTGTCATCAATCAACAACGTCACAATCGAGGCGTTACTCGTCTCGAAGATCGAGCGAATATAAAACTCTTTCCCCGAGCCCGAAGTCGCCAACACCGGCTTATACGACTCCGGATACTTGACGATGGCATACAAGATCCCGGTGTCCGTCCACAGCCCGGCTTCGCGCACATACCAGCCGCCGACATCCGAGGGAATGGTGACTTCGGCCATCAGCCAGTTGGCGTTTTTCTCATCTTGAAACAAGGCGTTCAACGGTCCGCGCCAGACTTCGCGTTTCAGCGCTTTTGCGCTGGCATCGGGGTTGTAGACGGCGCCGTTGCCGTCGCCGACAGAAATCTGCGCCAGTTTGATCGGCACGCCAGCCGCCTTGCAGGCGGTTTCGTAGGCGATCCCCGCATTCGTGAGCAGGGTGTAATAGTCAGCCATTTAGTGCTCCTGTGGATAAAGGGTGGTGGTTTCGACGCTGTACAGACCGGCCGCCATAAAGGCGCGGCCCGCGGCCTCGACGCCAGCCAGCACGCTTGGGTAGATCGTGGTGAGTTCGCCGCACAGCGTGGCGGCGCCAATGACGTGGCGACCGAAAGCACTCAGGCCCACCGAGATCGACAGGATGTCGCGCTCGCTTTTGGCATCGGCCAAGCGGCGGTCGAGTCGGGCATCGATGGTTTCGCTGTAGGGCAAATCGGTCCAGGCGCGTACGGCAAAGCTGTAGGGCACACCCGGTGGTTTCTGTTCGTACCAGGCGCGCACTTCGGGGCTCAGTTGCAAGCCCTTGGCCGCATTTTCCAGGGCCTGGCGGGTGCCGGCCTGTCGCGCGGTGGGCCAGGCAAGTTTGACGGTCAGGCGCTTCTCCGCCTCAGGAGCAGTGGTGCTCCATTCATTCACCGCGCGGTCCGCTGCCAGGTAGGGCAAGAACGCCGAAGGCGTGTGATCCGGGTCCATCAACTGTGGGAAAGGCGGCGTGACCCGCTCCAGCAAATAGCCGAACCCCAGGTCCAGGGCTTTCTCAAGCGGTGAGCTGTTGGCGGGCAACAAGCTCGCTTTGGGTTCAGTCATAGCGTGCGCACCTCCACTTCGACGCCCGTGCAGTACGGGGCCTGGAATGCCGTGCTGATGATCGGCTGCAGCGGTTCGAGGATTTGCAGCTGCGCGGCGCCGGCACTGTGGATGGCGTAGTCGATCCAGCTTGGGTCGACGCGCCCTTCCAGCCGATGGCAGGAGTCGGCATAGGTTTGCAGCAACTGCTGTGCAGCCACTTGGGTCAGGCCCGAATCCGGACCGGCATTGATCTTGGCCACCACGCGAATCTTGTAGTGTTGAATCTGTGCACCTTGGACCGTGACGAGGTCAGTTTCCGGTCGTACATCGGACCGTGCGAAATGTCGACGCACACCGTCAAGCAAATCGGCAGAAGCGCTGCCATCACCCTCCCTGGACAGCACAGTGACCATCACTTCACCGGGCGCGGTGCGTCGTCCGTTTCCGTCCTTGACCTGGGCCGCGTAACCGTCCGGATCAAAGGTGTAGCTGACGGTCACCACGCCAGGGGTGGCGCTTTGCACCTTCACCGCCGGCCGCTCGCCGAGGGTGAACACCTCACGGCGATACTGCATGCGCGAGCCTGCTGCCGGCGCATGGGGCGCCAGGTAATAGCGCAGGCGAGCATCATCATCGCTTTCCAGCGTCGGCGGCACGGGCGGGAACGCGGCGGGATCGCCTGGATCGAGCACCTGGCGCTCAAGGCCCATGTCCGCCAGGCGCGCATCCAGGTTACTGCCGGTGGCCCACCACGCCAGCATCTGCTTGATGCGGGCGTTGTACTTGCGTTCGTGGGTTTGCAAGCGCACGCAAAACGCTTCCAGGGCCAGGGTCAACAGTTCGCTTTCATTGTCGAGGCTGACCTTGAGCTTCGCCGCGCTTTGCGGCGCTCGAGTGGCGACATAGTCGACGACAAACGCCTTGAACTCGGCGAGCAACGGCTCGAACGCGTCGACCGTGATTATCGCCGGTTCCGCCAGTTGGTTCTGGCCTGGGATCAACATGCTCATGTCACGACCTCAAAAGTTTGTTGGCGGTTTTTCCAGGTGCCGGCAAAACGCAACAGCAGGCCGGCGCCCTGGCGAGTGGCGACGATGACCTGGGGTTGGAAGTCGGCGATGCCGTTCTGAGGGTTGAAAAAGGCTTGGGCGGCATGGCTTTGGGCGAGGAGCAAGAGGTCATCGCCGAGGTTCTGGCCGAGCAGTTGCGGGACCATCGAGCCGTACAACGGGCGCTTCTGGCGTGTCCCCACGGGGGTGGTCAGCGCTCGGGTGGCGCGCTGTACAAATTGCAGCCAGTCATCCACGGCTGCCCCGGTGTTCCTGTCGATTCCGATCATGGCAAATCCTTATGCGCTGCTGATCACGCGACCCTGGTGATCCACCACCGGGCCGCTCAAATGCACACCGGCGGCATCCAGCAATAAGCCGGTGGCGCCGAGCTGCAGGGTGATGCTCTGGGCATTCATGCTCAGGCTCGCGGCGCCGACCTTGAGGTCGACCTGCTCGCGGGAGCCGCTGAATGTGGTGGGGCCGTTGACCCAATTGAAAATGTGACTGGCGTCGTCATAGTCGCTTTGGGTGCCGTCCTGATAACGACGGCGCGTCAGCGACGCCACAGCGGACACGGGCGGAAACAGACCACTGTTGAGGCCGAACAAAGCCACAGACTGCGTCCCCCCTTCCCCGCCGCCGTAGTTGAGCAGCAGGCACTGCTCGCCCACTGAAGGGATGCGGGTTTCGGTTTGCGCCCCAGCGCTCGGGTTGAAAAACTGGATCGCCGGGCTGAGTAGGTCCCCGTGGCTGACCTTGCAGGTACCACTGGCGGCATCAACCTCCTGGCACACACCAATCCGGCAGAAGCTTTCTGCGCGTCGATACAGGTCTTCCAACTGGGCTTCCATTTCCGCCAGGCGTTCAACGATCGGCCCCAGTTGCATGCGTAGCAATGCATCGAACATGGACTACTCCTGCAGGGGTCGATATTGATCTGGATCGTCGATGTCCGAAACTTCCCAGGTGCGGGCAAACAGCGGTTTGCCTGTGGGATCCTCGAGCAGTAACGGGCCGAGATAGAGGGTTTGGGTGAAGGAAACGATCCAGGTGTCGTAGTCCGTTTCGGTCCCGGTCAATCCGGAAGGCGCCGCGACGATAGCCGTCGGCAGGTCACACTGGTCGGGCGGCAGGCCCCAGCGGTTATCCAGGGCCAGGTCCATCAATTGGCTGGCCAGGTCGCAGGCTTCAAAGGCTGCCGCCCCGCTGGCGACCGTGGCCCTGAGTGAGACCGACAAGGCATGCGCCTTGCGCCCTTCAAGGGAGCGAACGGCGGGTCCGTTGCGCTCGACGCTGATCAGCACACCGGTTTTATCCGCGACGCCGGTAAAGTCCTGATAATTGCCTACAGGCAAGTGTGGGAAGGCGCTCTTCAGCGCCGCCCCAATCGCCACGGGCAACTGGGAAGGTTTTTCGATAAGGCTCATGTGGTTGCATCCTTGCAGCGGTTACTGCTGGTCCGGGCGCGAGGTCGGGGTCTCGTTGACCCCGATGCGCTTGGCCGCCCAGCGTTCATAAAGGCCAATGGCGACATCCGCGCCGGCCATGGCGGTCAGGCAACCAATGGCGCCGGCAGTCCAGATCGACATGCCGGCGGCGTAGCACAGCATCAGTGCCGAGACTCCGCAGACCATGCATGCACCGGACCGCAAGGCCAGACGCCGTACCAGTGACCAACCGCGCGCGCCCTCCTTGTCGGCGCGCCACATTTCACCGGACACCCCGCCGATCAGGGCCAGTACGATCACCAGCCAGATAGGCATTTCCGCTAACGCTTGCTGCTCGTTTGTCATGTCACGCCTCCTGGCTGAGCACTACCGGCGCAGGGCCGGCTCTTGGGTAAATCCATTTATGGGTAGGCATTCCAAAAAGCCCGGTTGCCCAGGCTTTTCAGTAATGCGGTCCAACATCGATCTTTCGGCGCTACTGGCGCGGTACGGATCTTTCCTCGATGTTTTTCCGACCACGATCCCTGTCTGCCGGATAACTGCTTCTGGTGCTTTACGCTGCACACCCGGGTCAGTTGCCAACCCTCTGAACCGTTATCAGGCCGGTTCATCGCTGCCTTTTTTGTTGAAGCGATACGACTAAAGAGCGTCGGCATCCTTGCCGGTGTTGCCTGGCCTCCCTGCCATCGCTCTGATGGCGTCCTTGCCGATGTTGCGTGCCTTCCTTGTCTTCCTTGGCAGCATCCTTGCCGCCTCCACCAGGCCTTGTTGGCTGGCTTGAGATGGAGAATATGCATGTATGCATATACAGTCAATGCACAAATGCATTTATTTTTACCCTTGAAATGCACGGATGCATTTCAGGCCTTGCAACGCCAGGGTTTGCCGATTTTCTGCAGGCGAAAAAAAGCCCGCTAATGAGCGGGCTTTGTCTTACGCAAGAAGGTTAACGGGCGTACATGCCCCACCAGAACACATGACCGAGGATGCTGATCTGCTCATCCTGGATATCCTGGAAGCTGTAGTCTTCATCCGGGTGTTCATCGCGATTGAAACTGCGCAGACGAATCCCGGAAGGCAGGCGGTAGAGCTGTTTCACCCGCAGTTGGCCATTGTGATTGATGGCATACAAGTCACCATCGACGATGTCACCAATGCCACTCTTGCCCGCATTCACCCCCACCGTGGCGCCATCACGCAGTACCGGCAACATGCTGTTGCCGCGCACCGTCACACACTTGGCCTGGTCAAACTGCACACCGTTATGCCGCAGGCTGCGTTTTCCAAAACGCAGGCTGGCCTTTTCGCTTTCCTCGATGACGAATCTTCCTGATCCAGCAGCCAATTCAACCTCGCGCAGAAAGGGGATCGACACCTCGTCGTCATTCACGGGGGTGTCGTCGTCCCACAGGCTTATGTCCTTGAGTTCCGAATGCATCGGGTCGCGTCCGTCCTCGCGCAAAGCGCCCACCGCCGCGCGCCCGCGCAACTGGTCGGTGCTCACGCGAAAGTACTCGGCGATGCGCGAGATGTGTTTGTCCGAGGGATCAACGATCTTGCCGCTGAGGATCCGGGACAGTGTGGATTGAGGCACGCCGGTACGCCGGTGAAGCTCCGTGGGGGAGATCCGGTCGCGATCCAGCAGTTCTCTTAAGACGATAGAAACGTTGCGTTTTTGCAT